GGTGCCAGCGGCGATTGCAGCACGGCAGGTGCCAGCGGTGATTACAGCACGGCGGGTGCCAGCGGCGATTGCAGCACGGCGGGTGCCAGCGGCGATTGCAGCACGGCAGGTGCCAGCGGTGATTACAGCACGGCGGGTGCCAGCGGCGATTGCAGCACGGCGGGTGCCAGCGGCGATTGCAGCACGGCAGGTGCCAGCGGTGATTACAGCACGGCGGCAGCCACTGGGGCTTATTGCAGGGCAAAAGCAGATGGAAAAGACAATGTCGCAGTCGCAAACGGCGCACACAGTAAGGCACGGGGCGTTCTTGGCTGCTATCTGGTGCTGACTGAGTACGACGATGACGGCAATATGCTGTGGGCAAAGATGGCAAAAGTAGACGGCGTTTCTGTCAAGGAAAACGTCTGGTACACGCTCAAAAATGGTGAGTTCGCGGAGATAAAGCTGTGAAAAAGCACTGCAAAACCAAATTGAGAGAAAGGAGCAGGCCATGCAAAAGCCGAGCCTTACGATAGGCGAATGTGTCCAAATTCTGCGGGATAACAACATCTCAAAGACCGAAAAGGTCTTGGGAGCACAGATCCAGGCGGGGCTGTTTGCCAACTGGGCAATCCCGTCCATAGGAACAAAAGAGCCCTGCCCGGACATCTCCCGCGCCGGTTTTGTGGCGTGGGTGAAGGACTTTTACAAACTCGAAAAGGTTTACACAAAGGAGGATCCAAGAGAATGAAACTCAAATCGTTCGTCGCCACCGGCACGATAGGCTTGCTGGCCATTATCGGCGCGGTGCAGGTGGTGCGCTGGGCCTGCTCTTTGATGGCCGTTGCGCTGACCTGCTGGGGCGGCTGGGACATCGTCGAGGCTGCGCATGCCGCGCCTTGGATTATTGTTGCATCCACTGCCGGGCTGACAATGTCGTTTTATGGGATGCATGAGGACAATAAATGGTATAAGCGCAGCGGCTACGGCAAAATCGTCCGCAACCATGCCCGGAACCCGGAGTATCCGCAGGATGAGGAGAAGGGCGCATGAAGCTGGAAGAGTTGATTCGGCGGCAGGCCGAAGAGTACCCGAAAACAGCCACGCGGCTTGCAACGGTGTTTGCGCTCACGGGAGACATCTGGCTGCGGGTCATCTGCCGGGAAAAATCAGAGGTCTATAGCGCGGCAGCAGATGGGCTGCTCACAGCCCTCCACGATGCGGAGGACGTCGCACATGGCTGATTACATCCACTATGTCACATGGTACACCGTGTACAGCGCCAAGACCGGCGAGGTAGTGGCAGCGGGAACGTCCGCCATGTGCGCTGCGAAACTGGGATACAAGACCTCCAACAGCTTTGTGTCTTCCGTTGGGCACCGACGCCATGAAAAAAAGCATCCGCACAAGTACATTTTTGAGCAGGAGCGCATTGATCGTGCGGAGGTTGACTGTCTCCCTCCGCTTCGCCGCTACTGCAAAAAGACGAAAAGGAAACAGGAATATGAACGGTAGATATATGCGAGCCGCAGAGATTCGCTGGAATAAGCGACAGCCGGAACGGTTGCGGCACATCCATCGGAATGAAGCTCAAAAACAGCAGGCTTCATTCTGCTGCCATGCTTACCATAAAGGGAATCCTGGCAGATGCGATAAACTGGTTTTTGCCGGTTTTGACCCCGTGTTATCAAGTGTGCAGGCTCAGCATTGGACGGACGAAAACTGGCCGCTTTATGACCATATCGACGTCTTGGATTCTTCTGGCCGCAAGATTTACGGGAGGTAATACACATGAGTCAGACGTTAGCCCGCAGAGCGCGAATCAAAGACCTGTCCAACAAGGCCGAGGGCATTTTCCAGTACGTCGGGAACGACAATGTGCTGTTCCGACTCATCAGCACAGGCAACAAGCTCACCAGCGACGTCAACTATGCTGTGGCTCTGTTCACCGGCTTCGCCCGCAGCCATCAGCTGGGCGGTCAGGAGACCCGCCGCACAATCGACTCGATTTATCGCCGGGTCGGTGAGCTCATGTGCCTCATCGACATCGTTCATGCCGCTGCCGGCGAAGAAATCATGCCTGAGCCGTATGAATCCATAGATTTTTGTTACATGACCGAGTACCGCACCATGCTGCGGGAGGCCGTCATTCGTGGGATGCCGGACAACTACAAAGGCCCGGCGCAGAACCTCTACACTGTCAGCCTTGTGCAGCCGGGCGTTGGCCACGGTAATGGTTACACACCGGACGAGTACGATGACGATTTCTTCGCCCGATTTACTCGCAGAGAAGAGTCGCGTGACCGGAAGCTCGTCTTCCGCTGCACTAAATCCGAGCTTGACGCCATCAAGCGTTACGCCAATATCATCGATATTAAATTTACCGAGGAGGAAATTCATCATGCCTGAGAAAAACCAGACCCCTATCGAGATGCTCGACCAGAATGCAGCTGTCGTCCAGAGTGCAGAGGCGCCTGCGCCTGCAGCACCTATCCAGCTGCAGCAGCGCCAGAGCTACGCCGAGAAGGTGCAGGGATTGACCGTTGACGAGCGCAACTGGATGCTTGCAAAGTCTAAAGCCGCCGCTATGGCGCAGCTTCCCGCAGGCTTCTTGCCCCAGACCTACACCGGCAATCCCGGCGCGTGCGCTATCGCCTGCGAGATGGCCCTGCGCATGGGCGTTTCTCATCTCTTCGTCATGCAGAACCTTTACGTCGTCCATGGTATGCCCACATGGAGCGGCAAGAGCTGCAAAGCCCTCATCGACAACAGCGGCCAGTTTGCAGGCCGCACCCGCTACCGCATGGAAGGAGAGGAAGGCACCGAAAACTGGGGCTGCCGCCTGATCGGCGTGGACAAACTCACCGGCGAAAAGGTCGAAGGCCCGAAAGTCACGGTCAAGATGGCAAAGGATGCCGGGTGGTGGGACAAGAATGGCAGCTACTGGCCCAAGATGACCGAAATGATGCTCAAGTACCGCGCCGCCGCTTACTTTGCCCGCGCCGAGTGTCCGGAGGTCCTGATGGGCGCCAACATCGACTACGAGGTAGGCGCTGGCGACGCCGAGGAAGAGGGTGCGGCCCATGCTTAATGTTGTTGCGCTGATGGGCCGTCTGGTCTACGAACCGGAATTGAAGACCACCCCGAGCGGCATCAATGTGTGCAGCTTCCGCATTGCCTGTGACCGCAACTTTGCCCGTCAGGGCGAGCAGCGTCAGGCCGATTTCATCGACATCGTCGCGTGGAGGCAGACCGCCGAGTTCGTCTGTAAGTATTTCCAGAAGGGCAGCGTGATTGCTATCGAAGGCAGCTTGCAGACGACCTCGTACCAGGACAAGAACGGCAACAACCGCACCAAAGTTGAGGTCGTGGCCAACAATGTGAGCTTCTGCGGCAGTAAGGCCGCAGAGCGGGCTGTCGTGAAGGATTTTGACCAGCAGACGGAAAATCATGTGCGCGAAGCAAACGCCGCTCACAACGCCCCGCAGAAGCCTCAGAATGTACCGGAATATTCGCAGGGCAGCGCAGACGACTTCTCGGTCATCGACGACAGCGAAGACCTCCCGTTCTAAGCCGAGAGCTGCGCTATCTGGCTATACGGGCGTGCAAAGGAGGTGAAGGCACACGGCTACCGGAAAAAGATACTACTGGCTGAAACTCAAAGACAGTTTCATGCGGTCTGACGCGGTGGATTTTCTCATGGGTCAGAAGAACGGTGCAAACTACGTTGTTCTGTACCAGATGCTCTGCCTTATGACCATCAACACCAACGGCAGGCTTTCGCGGCAGATTGGCGAAGTGATCATTCCGTATGACGTCGATAAGATTCAGCGCGATACCAAGTGGTTTTCTGCCGACACTGTGCGCGTTGCGCTGGGTCTTTATGCGAAACTTGGGCTGATTTATCAGGAGCAGGACGGCACACTCGTGCTTGCAAACCACTCTGAAATGGTCGGAAGCGAGACCGATTATGCAGCACAAAAAAAGTTGCAAAGAACGAACAAGCGTCAAATTGAAGCAGAACACTGTGGACAATGTCCACAGGATGTCCATGCCGATGTCAGCAAAAATGTCCATACAGATATTAGAGATAAGATATTAGATATAGATAAGTCGTCGTCATCTAAAGATGACTCCTCCCATATAGGGACGAGGACGACGACGAAATATCTGATAGATTATTTTTGTGAGAGCATCGGCAAACTGAGCAGAGCTGGCGAAAAAGAGCTGCCCGGTTATGTGGAGCGGCTGGGCGAAGAGCTGGTTTTGGAGATTATCAAAAAATGCGAAGACCTGGGCGGCCATAGCTGGGCGTATGTCCGCAAGGCGCTGGATGAAGCCGAAGCTCAGGGCTGCACCTCTGCCGAGGAGTACCGCAAGACCAACCCCATCGGCGGGAGCCGTGCCAAGGGCGCTTATGTCAGCCGACCGCCCGAGGAAGCCGCCAGCGCCCCCAACTGGCTCAAGAATGCCTCCCACCGCAGGCCACTGAAAAAGAACGGAGGACGAAATGCCTAGATACAAAGTCATCGTAGAGTGCAGCGGCCCGCACGGGAACGCGGCGCTTACATACCGCATCAACGCCGCGAGTCAGTTTGCGGCAGAGTTCCGGGCCTGTCAGCTGGCGGGCGACCATTACCCCGAGTATCGGGACATCAAACCAGTGAGGACGGAGGTGATGAAAAATGGCTAAAATCATAGACCATCTTTCGCAGGGCGAAATTCTCGCCCAGATGGCAGAAGAGCTGGCAGAGGCCGCACAGGCGGCGCTCAAGCTGCGCCGGGCGCTGGATGACTCAAACCCGACTCCCAAGACTATCCCCGAATGCTGGGAGTCGCTGGAAGAAGAAATCGGCGATGTCATGAACTGCATTGATGCACTTTTGCTGGAAGACAATCTGAACTACCACTCATTTATGAGCAAGTGCGGCGAAAAGGCAGAGCCCAAAATGAGCCGTTGGAAGCAGCGGTTGGAAGCGAGGTACGCGAAAAATGACGATGACGCCGTGTAAAGACTGCCCTGCACGGCACCCGGTATGCCACGACAGTTGCCTTAAATACGCCGAGTTTAAGCTCCAGCATATCGCAGAGCTTGCTTACACAAAGCAGATGACCGACCGGGGCGTTGTATACCACTACGACCACGAGGACCGTCACCGGGAACGGGGCCGCAAGAAGTACATGGGAGCGAACGGAGGTGCGGACAGATGAAAGTACTTATCGCCTGCGAAGAATCGCAGGAAGTTTGCAAAGCGTTTCGGGCAAAAGGTCATGAAGCCTACTCCTGCGATATTCAGGAGCCGTCCGGCGGGCATCCCGAGTGGCATATTCTTGGAGATGCGCTCAAGGCTCTGGAGGGGGGGCAAGTCGTAACGATGGACGGTGTAACGCATGACGTTGGCAAGTGGGACTTGCTCATTGCACACCCGCCTTGTACTTACCTGTCCGTTACTGGAAATCGATGGTTTAATGTTGACAAATACGGAGAAAAAGCGCGAAGAAGAATCAATAATCGGGAAGAGGCTGCCAATTTCTTTATGTCTTTTGTCAACGCGAACGTTGAAAGGATTGCGGTTGAAAATCCGATTGGATATATGTCAACGCATTATAAAAAACCTACCCAGATAATCCATCCGTATATGTTCGGCGATCCGGAAAGAAAGGCTACTTGTTTATGGCTGCGCGGTTTGACACCGCTGATACCAACAAACATTGTTGAACCAGAAATCATATATTACAAAAACGGCAATGGCAGTGATAGCCGCTGGCATGTGGACACAATCAAAATGCCACCGGAGGAACGTTCGAAAACTCGCTCCAAAACCTTTCCGGGCATTGCAAAGGCGATGGCCGAACAATGGGGTAAAAAATGAAGCCTGAAAAGAGAATAATCCACTTTATCGTGTCAGCGGCATTGCTGATGGTGACGCTGTTATTTACATCCTGCAGTTCGACATCTACTGATGCTGAAACTAAAACTGAAACTGAAACTGCCGACCAACCCTGTTACCACGTCACAGTCTATTCTCCTGCCATTGAAGATGGAGCACATGCAGCCAGGCGGTATCCGAAGTATACCATTACCGTGGAGGACTTCAGCGAGCTGCTGCCTGACCCGAAGCTATCTGCTGAGCGTGAGCATCGGCTGCTCCGCATCCCTCTGGAAGATGGCCGTTTTGAGCTGGTGTCCACCTCGCTGGTTGAAATCGAGTATTACTGAAGGGAGATGTGTGAGCATGAAAGCAGTTCTTTTGAGTGCCAATCCGACTTGGCGCAACCAAGACAAAGATCCACAGAAGGAGGTAAAAGAATGCTTGAAGTATGTCCGATGACACTTAAAGAGGCCAATGCTTTTGTAGAGCAGTATCACCGACATCACGGCCCTGTTGTGGGGCATAAATTTTCGATTGGGTGCTCTGACGGCGAAAAAATCGTTGGAGTGGTCATTGTGGGCAGACCAGTGAGCCGTCACCTTGATGATGGGTGGACGCTGGAGGTGAATCGACTTTGCTCGGACGGCACACGAAATGTCTGTTCCATGCTCTATGCTGCGGCATGGCGGGCCGCACGGGCAATGGGGTACAAAAGGCTCGTCACCTATATCCTCGATACGGAAAGCGGCGTAAGCTTGCGTGCCGCTGGCTGGAAGTGCATCGGACAGGCCGGAGGTCTGAGATGGACCGGAAAACGCAGACCAGAGGTTGACCTTTGCCCTGCACAGATGAAAATGCGTTTTGAGAAGGAGATTGACGGAAAATGAAAGCTGTGCTTTTAAGCATCCGGCCCAACTGGTGCAAGAAAATTCTTGACGGAGAAAAGACAGTTGAGGTGCGCAGGACTTGCCCTGTGCATGGAACACCGTTTAAGGTGTACATCTACTGCACTTTGGCCGGGAGTGACAGCCTGTTTATGAATGTCCTCAGCCGGAATGTGGCCGCGTGGAACCGTGGCGGCTGGCCAGAAAAAAGGGGGCGCGTCATTGGCGAGTTCACCTGTAAGAAAATTACCGGCCTAACCCATGTTGGAGAAACAGGAAGTTGGGAACCGGCAAACCTGTACGTTATGGCACCCGGATCATATTACAAACCAGCCGATGAACTTCTTGAAGCGGCCTGCATGAGCAAGGAAACCGCTGAAAAATATCTCAAAGGCCGTGACGGCTGCGGCTGGCACATCTCCGACCTGAAAATTTATGACCAGCCGCGCGAACTGCAGGCGTTCACGGGCTTGCAAAGTACTCGGTTTGGTATGCGGCCTGTGGAGGTGCAGAGACCTCCTCAGAGCTGGCGCTATGTGGAGGACAGCAGATGAAACTAACTCTCTACGGCGACCCGCGCACAAAGAAAAATTCCGCCCGCATCCTCAAAAGCCACTCAGGCGGGCGCTTTGTGGCCCCCAGCAAGGCTTACGTGGATTATGAGACGGACTGCCTGCGGCAAATCAAAAGGCCGCGCGGCCCCATCTCTGCCCGCGTGAACGTGAGGTGCGTTTACTACATGAAGACTGCCCGCCAGGTCGATCTGGCAAACCTCATCGAGGCTACAACGGACATTCTGGTAAAAGCTCGCATGTTGGAGGACGACAACAGCAAGATCGTCGCCGCCCATGACGGCAGCCGGGTGGAGCTCGACCGAAAGAATCCGAGGGTAGAAATCGAGATTGAAGAAATGGAGAGATAAAGTGATTGATATGCTATTTGAAGTTGCAAGCACGCTGCTCGTGGCAACACTTGCAGGGCTTTTCATCTGGTTTATTCTTAGCGATGGTAACCCAATAGAATATTTCAAGCGGTGGCTTAACCGCAAGAAACCTTGCCTTTGCGACCGGTGCGTATACTTAAAGCAAAAATTTGCGACGTCAGAACTCGGGTATCACTATATCTGTCATGGCGGCGACAAAGACGAAGGATACATAAATCCGCCTGAATATTGCTGCGATTTCAAAGAAAGGAGCACGCATGATCCACACATGGGCATCTGACACCGACACGCCAAAGCCCAGCACCGGCGTGGACTACCACACCGTCAAGTCGTGGTTTAACCAGCTTCGGGCTATAGACGACCGAATTGACCGTATCCAGCTGAACATCCGGCAGGCGCATGACAAGGCCACGAAGTGCACCGCCAGCATGACCGGAATGCCCGGCGGATCCGGGCACGGAGACAAAATCGGGCTTTGTGCCGAAGAAACAGACGAAAACGAGCGCAAGATGCAAGAGCTGCAAGCCGAGCTTGAAGTTTTACGGATGGAAGCAAAGCGCCGAATCAAGTACATTGCAGGCACCAAAAGCAGTGACATGATGCAGGCATGCTTGTATGGCTACTACGTCCAGAACCAAAAGCAGGTCGTTGTGGCTCGCAGTCTTGGTCTGCCAAACGAAAACCGCGTTTCTTTGTATGTGCGGGATGGATGCAAGCAGCTTGCGCAGATTTGGCATCAATTTATGTAATTTTCTTACATGTTGTCGTTGTTGTTGTTACATGTGAGATGTGGTAAAATTGGTATAAGCGGAACCGCCGAAAGCGGTGAGACGCTTGCCACGCAGCCCCCAGAACGGTTCCTTCCTTGTGACAGGTTTTCATGCTTTCCTGCTCTCCTTCACCGTTTTGCGGGCTGCTTCTATGCGAGGTTTGGGAAGCCACATAACAGGGCTGGCAGTTTTGTGGAACGGTTCGACTCCGTAACCTCGCACCGTATGGCGCATGGACTCATCCACCACAAAGCTGCACGCTTAACCTCCCGTGCCACGAGAGAAAGCTTTGAATCCCTGAGGGTGTGGGTAGACTTCCCGACGGGATGTGCGTCAAACAACAGCCCTGGCGGAGAACCAGGGCTGTTTTATATGGCCGCCTGAGCGCAGTACGGAGCGCGTGTCAGCTGAGATATTGCTGGCTGGTTCGAGTCCAAGGGCGGTGTTTTATACTCCGGTAGCTCAAGTGGTAGAGCGGCGGTCTCCAAAACCGCATGTTGTAGGTTCGAATCCTGCCGGGAGTGCTTGCATGATCTGACGAGAGCGGGGAGTGCAATAGCGGGGCATCCAGCCGCGAAAGTTCTGGACGCAGAGGCTTTGCACCCGACAAGCAAAGCCTCTTATTTTGATATTCTGACCGTTCGGATTTCCGGGCGGTTTTTCTTTTGCGTGAGTTTAGAGAGGTGGTGGCGGTGGCCTACAGCAAAAACAAAAGGATAGGCAGACCGCCCGTCTTTGAGAGCAAAGAAGAACTTGAGAAAAAAATCGAAGAGTTCTTCAAAAGCTGTGAAGGGAGCGTCCTAGAAGACGAAACCGGAAAGCCTGTTTTGGACAAATACGGAAACGTGATAAAAATCGACGAACGTCCAGAAACGGTCACCGGTCTAGCTTTGGCGTTGGGGTTTAAGTCTCGGCAATCTCTGATTGACTATCAAGGAAAGGCTGAGTTTTCTGACACGATAACGCGCGCGAAGCTTCGATGCGAGAGATACGCCGAAGAACGACTCTATGATCGCGACGGAAACGGCGGCGCAAGATTCAGCCTGCAAGTTAATTTTGGTTGGAGCGATAAGCCAAGAGAAGCAGAGCAGGAAGAGCGTCACGATGATGGTTTGATAAAAGCATTGAATGCTGCCGCAGACATCAGCCCGCCGGATGACGTGGAGATGCTGCCGGAGGAAGAGGACGACAATGCGGAAAAGTAACGGTTTTCGCTGGAAAGCCCTCAGCCAGCGGCAAAAGCAGGTCTTGAGCTGGTGGACACCGCAGAGCACATACAGCGGCTACAACGGCATCATTGCCGATGGCGCTATCCGATCGGGCAAGACCTTTGCCATGAGTTTTTCGTTCGTACAGTGGGCCATGACCTGCTACAGCGGCCAGCAGTTTGCCATGTGTGGCAAGACCATTGCCAGCTTCCGACGCAACGTGTTGGGGACGCTCAAACAGCAGCTTGCAGCCCGTGGCTACAGCGTCAAGGAGCATCGGGCAGAAAACTGCATGACCGTCAGCAAGAGCGGCCGAACCAACGAATTTTACTTTTTCGGCGGCAAGGACGAGAGCAGCCAGGATCTGATCCAGGGCATCACCCTTGCCGGGGCATTCTTCGACGAGGTAGCCCTGATGCCGCAGAGCTTCGTCAATCAGGCCACGGCCCGTTGCTCTGTCACCGGGTCAAAGTTCTGGTTCAACTGCAACCCGGGCAGCCCGCAGCACTGGTTTTATCTCGAGTGGGTGCGGAAATGCCGCTCCCGCAGGATGATGTATCTCCATTTTACGATGGACGATAACCTGTCACTTGCCGAGGACATCAAAGAGCGCTACCGCAGCCAGTACAGCGGCGTTTTCTATCAGCGCTACATTCTGGGCTTGTGGACGGTGGCCGAGGGCCTTGTTTATGACATGTTCGACCGCAAGAAGCACGTCGTTGATGTGCTGCCGGAGCTGTCTCCAAAGAGCGCCTATGTGGCGTGCGACTTTGGCACCCAGAACGCAACGGTTTTCTTACTGTTCCAGATGCAGTCGGACACCGGCACATGGATAGCGACCCGCGAGTATTACTACAGTGGGCGCGAACAGAAACGCCAAAAGACCGTTGGCGAGTATGTTGCAGACCTCAAGCGATGGTTAAACGGCACAAAGCCAGAAAAGGTCATCGTTGACCCGTCTGCACTGCCGCTTATCACGGAGCTAAAGCAAAACGGGTTCCCGATTCAGGCAGCAAACAACGACGTTCTGAGCGGCATTCTGGACGTTCAGACGATGCTCCAAACCGGAAGATTAAAAATATACAGAGAGTGTAAACGCACCATACAGGAGTTTGGCGTTTACGCATGGGACCCGGACAGAGAAGATGTGGTCATCAAGGAAAACGACCATTGTATGGACTCTATCCGGTATTTTGTACGTACGAAGCGCCTTGTCAAGCGGGCCGGAGGATAAAAAGTGGCTACATTTACGTTTCAGACATTCCAGCAGGCCCAGCAGGAAGGGCGGCTCACAGATTTTCTGTGGGATTTCATCCAGCAGCACAAATCTTCCCCGCAGGTGGCGGGCAGGACTGGCGCGCTGGCTGCTGATTTATACGACCGGCAGAAAAACCCGGGCGCAGAGCAGTTCGCTGCAGCCTATGCGGAGATGCTCAAGCGGGCAACAAACAACACCCGGGACATCATGAGGCCGGATATGGTCAAAAGCAATCTGTTCCGGCGGCTCAACAAGCAGCGCACGGCGTACTCGCTGGGCAACGGCGTCACATTCGCCGATGACATCGACAAGCTAAAGCTGGGCGCGACCTTCGACGAGCGGGTTTTTAAGGCTGGGTATTTTGCCCTCATCCACGGCGAAAGCTTTGGATTTTGGAATTACGACCACCTGGACGTGTTTAAGCTGACCGAGCTTGCCCCGCTCTATGACGAGGACACCGGCACACTGCGGGCGGCTGCACGGTACTGGCAGCTCAACCCGGATACGGCAACAAAAGTGGTGCTGTACGAAGAAGACGGATACACCGAGTACAAGTCTCAGGCGCGTGGCGCATACCCGCTGCAAGAGGCTGCGGCAAAGCGTGGATACCTCAAGACCACGATTACAACCAACGTGGGCGGCGAAGAGTCTGTCACAGAGGACAATTACGGCGCACTGCCCATTGTACCGCTGTGGGGCTCAGACCTGCACCAGAGTACGCTTGTTGGGCTTAAAGCCTACATTGACAACACAGACCTTGTCATGTCCGGCTTTTGTAACGATTTGCAGGACTGCGCGCAGATTTATTGGCTGTGCGAAAACTTTGGAGGCATGACGCAGGACGAGCTGCAGGGCTTTTTGCAGCAACTCAACCTTTACCACGTCGCCAACGCCGACACCAGCGAGGGAGGCAAGGTGCAGCCCTACACCACCGAAATTCCTGTCACGGCCCGGAGCACGTTGCTTGACCTGCTGCACAGCCGGTCTTATGAGGACTTCGGCGGGCTGGATGTGCATTGTGTAAGCGCAGATAGCACAAACGACCATCTGGACGCGGCCTATGAGCCGCTGAATCACAATGCGGATGATTTCGAGGCGCAACTCACGCCCTTTATTCAGCAGATTTGCAAGCTGGCTGGACTGGGCGACGTGTCCCCGATTTTTACCCGCAGCAAAATCACAAGCACAAAAGAGCAAGTTGACATGGTGCTTTCTGAGGCTGTCATCATCGGGAAGGACATGGCCATTGACCTGCTTCCCAACCTGACCCCGGAACAAAAGGAGCGGGCTAAGGCGGCGCTGATGGCTGAGAGCGCAACGAGAGAGACCACGGACGATGAGGAGGACGAAGATGACAGCAGGTGAGACTTACGAAGAGTTTGTGGAAAAGTTCAAGCCGAAAAAGACCACGGACGACTGCTATACACCGCCCGGCGTGTACGATGTCATCAAGGACTGGGCCTGCAAGGAGTACGGCATCGACCCGGTCAAAATTGTGCGCCCGTTTTACCCCGGCGGCGATTATGAGAATTTCGACTACCCGGAGGGTGCTGTTGTTCTGGACAACCCACCGTTTTCAATCCTGTCCCGAATCTGCGGGTTCTATCTCGACCGTGGCATTCCGTTTTTTCTGTTCGCTCCATCTTTGGTAGCGTTTTCTGGAAGGGCAAATACTATGCGGATGAACCATATCGTTTGCGACTGTAATATCGAGTACGAAAACGGTGCAATCGTCAAAACAAGTTTTGTGACCAGCTACGGAGGGGACATCATAGCGCAGACCGAACCTCGTCTGACGAAGCTGGTAAATGATGAGGTGGAGCGCCTGCAACGCACCAAAACGGTACAGCTGCCAAAGTATACATACCCGGATCATATTGTAACGGCTGCATTGCTTCAACGATACAGTCATTACGGTGTGGGTTTCAAAATTCACAAAAAGGACTGCGCTCCGATTCATGCGCTGGATGCACAACGACCCACAGGAAAAACGATTTTTGGCGGAGGCCTACTGCTGTCTGATTGTGCTGCGGCTGAGAGGGCTGCAGCTGAGAGGGCTGCGGCCACAAAATGGGAGCTGTCCGCCCGGGAACGTGCCATTGTGGAGTATTTGAACAGCCATGAAACAAACAGACCGTGACCGCATCTCTACCCGCCAGCTGAACCGCCTGCGCCGCCGCATCCTCCGGGTGTATGGCACTGCCCGCCGGGAGATGCAGGAGCAGCTGACCGAGTTTCTGGCAAAGTACAAAGCGCTGGACGAGCGCAAGCGGGCGCAGCTGGACGCAGGCGAGATTACTGAGGACGACTACCGCATCTGGCTGCAAAATCAGGTCTTTCAGTCCGATTTGATGCACGCCAAGCTGGACGGCATCACGCAGACCTGCACCACAGCCCAAGAGACGGCCTACAAGCTGGCCCGGGACGAGCAATACAACATCTTTTCCTTTGGCGCAAACTGGGCTTTCTACGAACTGGAACAGGCCGCAGGCGTGACGTTCGGGCTGACCCTGTACAACACTGAAGCGGTCAAGCTCCTGCTGAAGGAGAACCCCCGCATGGTACCCAACAAGCGAATCAAGAGCGAGAGCAACCGCACCTATGACGCCCGGGTGTTCAATCGCTACGTCATGCAGGGCATCGTGCAGGGCAAGAGCGTCCATGACATCGCCGTGCAGGCCGTCAACGGTATGGCAGACACAGAGATCCACTGGGCCATGAACAACGCCATCACAGCCCTTACCAGCGCCCAGAACGCCGGGGCTTTGCAGCAGATGCGAAACGCCCAGGCTTTGGGCATCGAGGTCAAAAAGCGGTGGAACTCCACCCACGACTACCGCACCCGTGAAATGCACCGCCTGCTTGACCAGCAGACGGCAGAGCTTGACGAGCCTTTCAAGGTCATGGGATACGAGATACAGCGGCCCGGCGACCCCAACGCAGCGCCGGAGATGGTCTACCACTGTCGCTGTGTGCTGTCCTCTGCGCTGGGCAAGTATCCCCGGCAGAACGCCATGCAGCGGGACAATGTGACTAAAGAAGTCACTCCCGTCATGGATTACACCGAGTGGTATAAATCCAAGGGCGGCACAGAAGCCGAGCAAATGTGGTGGGCGGAAGAGCGCAAGAGAAAGAAGGAGGTCGCAAAGCATGGATGAGAAGAAGCCTTGCAAATTTTGCGAGAGTCTTGCGTGGTGGAAGAAAAATTCCCCCAAAGGGGAGGACGGCCTTTACACCACGTTTCAAGTCAGTCTTATCACAAAAACGCACAGGAAAGGCGCAGGCGTGTGCGGTACGGTAACGCATCGTGCCGGGCAGCTGAATTTCTGCCCTGAGTGCGGTCGCATCTTAAAGAAAAAGCGAGAACCGAGGGATGAACCGTGAACTTTAACTACGACATCAAATTCACCGACAACACCCCGCAGCTGCATGAGGCGCTGGACTCATGGGCAGAGCGGGTGCTGACCATCTGGGGCATGAAGGTGCAGGACTACGCCCAGCTGCTTGTGCCTACCGGCACGGCAGACAGCACGGGCATTGAGGGCTACGTGGGCGGTGCGCTCAAGCAGAGCCTGACCTACGCCGTAGACCTTGCAAAAAAGACCGTGACCATCGGTAGCAACCTGTTTTACAGCGTCTATGTTGAGCTTGGCACGGGCATCCTTGCCGAGAAGGGCAACGGAAGAAAAACGCCGTGGGTCTGGAAAGACTTCAACGGCAAATGGCACTTTACCCGGGGCATGGCCCCTCGCCCGTTTCTCCGCCCGGCGGTGGAGGAGCACATCGAAGAGCTGCGAGAAATCGCGGTGGAAGAAGGAAACAAGGAGGCTTAAACATGAGCATTTACGACTATGACGATGAAGAAACCTATAAAGTTGCCATAAAAGTGGATAAGGTCCTTAGAGAAAACCTTTCAAAGGAAGAATTGGAAATTGTGAGTGCATATCTTCTTACAATGAACAAATTTGCGGAGATTGCAGCCGCAAAAGAAGAAAAGTTTGCAAAAGAAGCGTTGGACGAGCTTTTTGAAAAGGTGGATAAAAAACATGGATAACATTGTTTACACCGCTATGGTTGAAGGATGTACGTTTGAAGACCTCAAAAAACTTCAAGAAATGTTTGAACAAAATAGCGACCCACGCGCTGACCTTTCTCCATATTACCCGCAGGAGACAAAAGAACGGATTCTTTTTGTTGAAATGCAGAAAGCAATAGAACATCTTCAGGAACTCTGCGATAATGCATACGGAAAAGGAACACGCGTTATCATGGTATCCGCTCAAAAGGCAATTTAATATTCAGCGGTTGGCGCACAGCGTCAGCCGCTTTTTTATGCCGCTTTAGCTCAGTCTGGCAGAGCACCGGATTTGTAATCCGGGGGCCGTGGGTTCAAGCCCCACAGGCGGCACCACACCGGCAGCACGTCCGGCAAATAAACCTTATTGCCAAGCATGGCAGCCCGAGCAAGGGCGGAAAGGACTATCACATGGCACTCAAAAGAGCTGACATCCGCACGATTCTGGAGAACCCCGAAACCTCCAACGATGACAAGGCAAAAGCCATTCTGGACGCCCTGCACAAGGAGACAGACGAACTCAAGGACCAGCTGGATGCAGAAAAAACAGCCCGCACACAGGCCGAGAAAGACCGGGACGCAGCCAACAGCGACAAGCAGGCCGCTGAAAAGGCGCTGACCGACTACAAGGCTCAGCAGACCCAGAAGGACACCCGGGCCACGAAAGCAGCGGCATACAAGCAGCTGCTGAAGGACAATGGCGTGCTGGAAAAGCACCTTGACCGCGTTGTGAAAATGACCGGCGCGGACATTGATGCTTTGGAGCTGGACGAGAACGGCAAGGTCAAGGACGCAAAGAAGTTCATGGACAGCCAGAAAGACGTATGGGGCGACTTTGTGGCTACAACCACGACCACCGGCGCAAAGGTGGACACCCCGCCCACCAACACCGGCTCCAAAATGCCCAAAGAACAGATCATCAACATCAAAGACGCAAGCGAACGGCAGGCGGCCATTGCGGCCAACCCTGAAGCGTTCGGGCTTGCAGCAAAGGAGTAACACATGGCAGCACCTGAAAATCTTACCACTGCTTCCCAGATCACTACCGCTATTCGCGAGGTAGATTTTGTAACCCAGTTCCAGAAGAACTGGGACGCTCTGCGCACCATTCTGGGCATCATGCGCCCCATCCGCAAGGCACCTGGCACTAAACTGGTCTCTTACAAGGCAACCGTTGACGGCGGCCTGCAGGGCGGCACCGCCGTGGGCGAGGGTGAAGACATTCCTCTGACCAAGACCAAGGTCGAGCCTGTGGCTTATGACGACATCGAGCTCGGCAAGTGGGCAAAGGCCGTTTCTATCGAAGCCGTCACCAAGTACGGCGCGACTGTGGCCGTGGAGCGCACCGATACTGCGTTCCGCAATGAGCTGCAGAAGAAAGTTCTGACCGACTTTTACGCCTTCCTCAAGACTGGCAAGCTGGTGGGCACCCAGAAGACCTGGCAGCGTGCCCTGGCTATCGCAAAGGGCGCAGTCCTGAAGCGCTTTGCCAACGACAATCTGGACGTGACCGAGGTCGTGGGCTTTGCCAACATCATGGACTTTTACGACTACCTGGGCGACAAGGAGATCACCGTTCAGACTGAGTTCGGCCTGAACTATGTGAAGAACTTCCTCGGTTACAGCACCCTCTTCCTCCTGCCCGATGCTTATATCGAGCAGAAGAAGGTGATCGCCATCCCCGTGGAGAACATCGACCTGTACTACGTTGATCCTGCCGACCGTGACTATGCCACCATGGGCGCAAACTACACCGTCTCCGGCGAGACCAACCTGCTGGGCTACCATACCGAGTACAACTACAAGAACGCCACCACTACCAACTATGCCATCATGGGCATGAAGCTGTGGGCAGAGTATCTGGACGGCATTGCAGTCGTGACCGTCGGCACGTCCAACACCGAGCCCGCTGTGGCCGCTGCTGAATCCACCGGGTACTGAGAAGAGGTGACTTTGCATGACCGTCCCAGAGCTGTGCGATTACACGCACAATTTCTTTGACCGGGCGGACGACCCCATTGCCGGGGAGTTTGCCTTTGAGCCGGATACCGTACCCGCCGGGGTAGTCCCGGGGCAGTATTTCCTTGTGTGCGGATCCATCTTTAACGATGGCGTACACAAGGCCGGGGACGGCGATCTGACCGCCGAGACCTTCACCGGGACGGTGCAGCCTATGCGTGTGCCGACCGCTTTTGCCGCGTTGGCTGAAAAAATAGACGCATACGACAAGGCGCTCCCCTCCGGCGGCGTGTATGTGTCCCAGTCCTTCGGCGGCTGGTCCGGCACGATGGCCACAGGCACGGACGGGCTGCCCGCAGACGGAAAAACCCGCTATAAATCCGAGATCAATCAGTGGAGGAAGATGTGACATGGTCAATCCGTTCACTGCATCCACCGTGATGCAGGGCTTTACCAAAAAATACCGCTTTCAGACCCGCAGCTATGAGCCGGACGGCGTGGGCGGCTTTGTGTCCGGATGGACGGACGGCCCGGAATTTGAGGCCGTAGAGCGCCACGATACCACCGTGGAAGCTCAGGTTGCAGAGCAGGCGGCTACAGCGTCCACCTATACGCTGCTGGTCAACACCGGTGTGCCGCTGGCTTTCCCGGACTACGTCAAGCGGGTGAGCGATGGGCAGACCTTTCAGGTGACGAGCACAGCCGATGAAGGCAATGCCCCGCCGGAATCCGGCATGGGTCTGCGGGCCGTGAAGTGCAAAAAGGCGGTGCTGCCGTAATGGGACCGTCTGAGAGCATCAACCGGGCGCTGAACGCCTTTTTTAATAGCTTTGGCATCCCCGGCTACCTGGAAGATAACATCCCTCCCGGTGCAGAACTGCCGTATCTGACCTATCAACCGACAATTCCCGGCGGCTGGAATGAGTCCGGCACCTTCCACGCCCGGCTTTGGTACCCGAGTGCCAAAGGCCGGACACCTATTTTGCAGACTGAAGACAAGATAAGTGCAGCCCTTGCAGATGGCCTGACCATCGAATGCGGGGGCGGCGCTATTCTTTTGCGCACAGGCAGCCCGTGGGCGCAGCCGCTCGACAACCCGCCCGAGGGCTATCTGTGCGAATACCTCAATTTTGAGCTTACACGGCTTATCCCGTGAGAAAGGATCCTTTATGCCCGAAACTCTGGCAAAAAAGTTCGCGGTCAATGTGCTGACCCCGGATGCGTTCAAGAGCATCCCGAAAGGCTCCGGCAATCTGCTTTCCACATTCGACCTTTCCACTCCCAAAATCGACAGCACCAATGTCGTATGCGCCACGCAGGGCGGCGTGACCATCTCCTACAGCAACAGCATGGAGGATACGCTTGCAGACATCGACAACGCGCCCACAAACACTAAGCAGGGCAATGAGGTCACTGGAACCACCGCCACCATCGCCTTTACCACTCCCAACGCAAGCCCTGACGTGCTCAAGCTGGCCATCGGCACGGCTGACATCGACGCGGACGACCCCACCCATGTGGTCCCCCGCATCGAGGCTGCCCTGAAGGACTACAGGGAGCTGTACTGGGTTGGCCCTATGATCGGCGGCGGCTTTCTGGTTTGCAAAATTTTCAACGCCCTTTCTTCCGGCGGCCTGAGCCTCAAGACGGCTCACCGCGGCGGCGGCTCCATGCAGATCACCCTCACCGGTTACGCTGACCTGGAAAACCCCACTCGGGCCCCCATGGAATTTTACTCGATCGTCAAGGCCCCGACCGGGGACTAAGGAGGACATATGCGCAACATCATCGATCTCGACGGCACCGAATACCTCAAGCACACCTATGAGTGTGCGCAGGCTTATAAAAAGTACGTGGCAGACTCCGGCGTGATGGACATTCTGGGCCGCGAGCCGGAGCTGACCGGCACAGAGACGGACGCAGAGCGGCTGGAAAAGCGCCGGGCGCAGGCTAACAAAAACGCCGTGGACATGACCAAGCTGCTCTACACGGACAAGGCAGACCTCACCCTCGGCATCCTGCCCCTGTTCGTGGTGCTGGACAAGGGCGAGAAGCAGCCTCCCACCCGGGTGCTGGCCTCTGCCATGAGCCGGGCGCTCCGGGACGTGGATTTCATGGATTTTTTTCAGGCCTTGATGTGATCGGCGCGGACGGCTACCGGCGGCTGGTATCCACCATCCGGCTGGATATGCTCCGGCTGTTGGGCAAGCCGTACATCATGGAGCATATCCGCGCCGAGGTGCGCAGGCATCAGGAGGCACAGCTTTTCCGGGACTATGTGGCTGACGCCATCGGGCAGTATCTCGGCATCCAGCCCCTTTACTCCGGGCTTGCATCCAGGCATTTCCCACTGCTGCACACAAAAGAAGACACCCGCACGGCGGAGCAGATCACCGCCGAAAACGCAAAGGCTCTGGCGGAGCTGTGCGGAGGAGGTGAAACGCTCTGAATATCTTTAATCTGGAGGCGACTCTGTCGCTGGATGATTCCGCTTACCGGCAGAGCATCCAAAACGTGCAGAACAGCACCAAAAGGGCTGTCACGGAGCTGGGCTCCGAGTACAGCAAGGCGGCGCAGAAAGTTGCCGAGCTGACAAAGCGGTACAACGAATCGGTTGAAAAGACCGGGCGCACCTCTGCGCAGACAAAGGAGCTGAAAGCTGCTTTGGCCTCTGCCCGGGCTGAACTGAAAGAGACCACCTCGGCCCTGAGGTCGGCCAACACCAACATGACGGAGTTTGGCGGGGCATCCGAGACCGCCAGTGGCTCCCTCACCGGAGCCATCACCAAAGCCAACCTGCTTACCGGGGTCATCTCCAACGTAAGCTCCATGGCCCTGTCTGCGGCCAAGGATTTTATCCAGACCGGCATCCGGTATAACGCCCAGCTGGAAAGCTACACCACCGGCTTTACCAACATGCTGGGCAGCGCTGAGGCGGCCAAAGCGGCTATGGACGCCATTCAGGAGGACGCCGCCCGCACCCCATTTGATGTGGCGAGCCTGACACAGGCCAACCAGCTGCTCATCAGCGCCGGTGAAAACGCGGGATACTCCCGCAAGGTCATCATGGCGCTGGGCGACGCTGTTTCGGCTACAGGCGGCGGCAATGCAGAGCTGTCCCGCATGTCGGCGAACTTGCAGCAGATCGCCAACGTGGGCAAAGCATCCGCTATCGACATCAAGCAGTTTGCCTATGCGGGCATCAATATCTATCAGGTTTTGGCCGACTACACCGGAAAATCGGTGCAGGAAGTCCAGAAGATGACCATCAGTTATGATTTGCTGTCGCAGGCTCTTATCGCGGCCAGCGAAGAGGGCGGACGATATTACAACGCCATGGACACCCAAAGCCAGACCATGAATGGACGGGTATCCACGTTGAAAGATAACGTGAGCCAGCTGGCGGGTCTTATGACGGGTGACTTGAGCAGCGGAATCGGCGTGGTCATCGGCAACCTGAACGATATGGTGGTGGCTGCGCAGGACGCTTACAAAAAGGATGGGTGGAAAGGTCTCGGCGAAGCGATTCTCGGTCTGGACAACCCGATCAGCACCATCATCAGCAGTTTTGGCAGGCTGGGTTCTGCGGCTGTAAGCGCTCTGGATAGAGCAAGTTACGCCCTAAACAAGGCCCTTGGCAAAACTGCCTACTCCGATTATGACAGCTACGAGGAATACCGCGCATCGACGGACCAGCAGAACTCCCGCGACCGCCGCAGGCAAGCAGCGCTAAATGGCGTTGGCATCAGCAACAAGAGCTGGTCTGAGCGGCAGGCTGAGCTTGCTGCTGCCGCTGGCTCCGGCGGCAGTTCAATCCCCACTGGCGGTAGCGGTGGGAGCTCTTCCGGCGGCAAGCCTGGCTCAAAGTCCACCACCGAAACGGTCATTTCGTCCATCTCCAGAACGGCTACGACTACCGCTCAGAATGCCCTCGGCACCGTGACCACCAGCATTCAGACTCTCACCGAAAAGGTCAAGGACAGCGCGGGCAGCATCAAAGACCGCATCACCGAGACCACCACCACGACCGGCAAGGAGATGGTCGATGGCATCGAGACCACCTATAAGCAGGTGGAGACCAAGGTCAACGGCGTGGTGACTAAAACCACAAAGACATACGACGATATGTCGAAAACGCTGGCGGCCACCCTGACCCGCACCACCAGCAAGGTAGAGGGCGGCGTGACCACCGCGATTCAGGAGGTCACGGAGAAGTACGCCGATGGCACCGAGCACATCAAGACCACCGAGACCAAGACTGAGGAGAGCATCGTCGATGGCGTGGCCCGGACCACCAAGACCATCAACACCTATATCGACGGTGTGCTCCAGAACACCAAGACCGACACCGAAGAGGCCGAAAAAAGCATCCAAGCTGCGCTTTCCCGCACCGAAAAGTATATCTCCGAGATTCAGGGGCAGTCTGACAAAGGCATTTTCGGGCTGGTGAAGTCTCTCTTTATCGACATCAAGAACAAAGACGGCAAGGCCATCGCCGGAGATGTGGTAAAGGTCATTTTCGGGCAGGTGACGCAAGAGCAGCGCAACACCATCCTGAAATGGGCAGACGATGCAATGACTGCCATCAATGAGCACTACGCGCAGGGCGGCATTCAGGGGGCGCTGCAGAGCATTGCAGACCTCTTCAGCAACGGCATCACCCCGGCGGTCAACGGCTCCACCAAAGAAGTGCAGAGCTTTGCCGCCGCCATGAAGGGCCTTTCCGGCACCGGAGGCTCCGGCGGCATCGTCAGCAGCATCCTCAAGCTGTTCGGCGGCGGTACGAAGGCTGCGGCGGCTGCCGGTGAGGCCGGGGCCGGGCAGGCCATTGCGTCCGCAGCGAGCGGAGCGGCCTCCTTCTTCCCGGAGTGCTTGGCTGTGCTGGCCGCCATCGCAAATGGCGTTATCGGCTTCAAGATGGGCCAAAACGCCCGCGCCCGCGAGGATTCCGGCGAAGATCGCTCTCTGGGAAGCAAGCTTCTCTCCGGCGCGCTTCTGGCGGCCACCGGCCCTATCGGCTGGATCAGCTACTTCTTCGGCAAAAAGTATGGCAAAAAGTCCTCGTCTTCGTCTGCCGCGGCAGAAAGCGCCTCGTCTGGCGCGCCGAGCTATCTGGACATTCAGGACGCCTACTGGTACGGCAACGAGCGGGCTTTTGCGGGCTACGACTACCGCAGCGACCCCTTTACCTACAACCCCAACAACAATTCCGTCCCCAAGTATCAGGCGGAGATACAGGCTCAGCTTGCAAAGCTGAGCACCGTAGTGGAGCAGTATCTGCCCGACGTGGCAAATCAGCAGATCGTGCTGGATGACGGCACCATTGTGGGTGCTCTCGCCCCCGGCATGAACGACCAGCTAGGCCATATCCAGATGCTTGCAGAAAGGGGCAACTGAGATGTACGAGATTTTTGCATATCCCTACGGTGACCCCGAAAACAAGCTGACCGTCTATCAGCCGGGCAACCGACAGGCTGTGGTGCTGTCGCCCAAGCTTACCCGCGAGGTGAGCAAGGGCGGCAGCCTTACTTTTACCATGCTGCGCACCCACCCCTGCTACGAATCCATGCAAAAGATGTCCACCGCTGTGGCTGTGCATCAGGACGGCAAGGAGATATGGCGGGGACGGGTGCTCAGCCACGAAGCCGACTGGTTCAACCGCCGAGTCATCTACTGCGAGGGGGCTCTCAGCTATTTCAACGACAGCTGCATTACCCCCTTTAACTACGAGGGCAAGCTGAGGGATTTTTTGGAATACCTCATCAAAGCCCACAACTCCCAGATCTCCGGCGGCGACGGTTACGAGGAACAGACCGACTACGACAAGATGAAAAAGTTTGAGCTGGGCAGGGTGACCGCCGCCCTCGGCGACCTTGTGGTGAGTTACGGCGACCGCAACCAGTACGGCGTGGGCGAGGACTACGGCAGCACATGGGACATCATCAGCAAAATGGTGCTCAAGACCTACGGCGGCTACGCTTACTGCACCTATAACTCTACCACCGGCATGAACGTGCTCAACTACTGCGACCAGGCATACGAGGCTGACCGGCAGACCGCCCAGAACATCGAATATGGCGTGAATCTGCTGGATTTCAACGAAAAGACCGACACAAACGGCCTTCTTACCCGCATCTCCCCGATGGGCAACAAGCACACTGTCGAGGAGACCAAGACCCAATGGAAGTACAAATTTCTCTGGTTCAAGTGGGGCTCGACTACCGTGACGACCGGCACCCACGAAGAGCGCTACGGCATCAACGGCACGAGCCAGAGCGCCGTTGACAAGTACCTCCCGAAAAAAGGTTACAGCTGGAATCGGGAATACGGGTGGATACAGAACGACGAAGCCGTGAAAAAGTTTGGCGTGGTCTCCAAAATCAGGGAGTTTGACACGGACAGCAGCGACGCCACCTTTGCCGCCGCGGTGCAGGACCTGGAAAAAAACGACCTCATGACCATGAGCTATGAGGTCAAGGCCGTTGACCTTGTGGATGCGGGCTATGATACCGAGCGGCTGACCTTTGCCAGCTTTGCCCATATCATCAGCAAGCCCCACAGCATCGACGTGATCATGCTCTGCACCAAGCTGGTGGAGCCGCTCGACCACCCGGAGAAGAAGGAGTACACCTTTGGCATGACCCGGCGCACCCTCACTGACCGGGCCGTGGCAAATCTGGGCGTGACCAACGAGCTCTCCGAAAAGACGGCATCCACCAGCCGGTATGCAGGTACAACGCAGATAGACACCACACAGGCAGGCAAGACGGCCAGCGATTTCATCGACTATGCCCCCGCCTCCGGCATGACCGTCGGCCACGCCAGCATCACGGCCAACATCCATTTCGGGACGGACGGCCTGACCTTCTCCGGCGTGAAAAACGGCACCGAGCTGCAAAGCTGGGCTGGCTCCACCTTTGCGGCCCAGACCACGAGCGTAGACCTCTCCGGCTATGCGGCGGTGCTGCTCACCTACGACGGCAACGCCGCAGCGTGGGCTGCCGCCGGGGGCAAGGGCCGGGCCTTTGCGGTGCTGCCGGTGAACGGCAAAACCTACTCCATCCTCTTCCCCGGCGCTCTGGCCCAGCGGCGGGATGTCACGGCGTCCAAAAGCGGCGTGACCTTTGGCAGCGGATACCGACAGACGGCGGCAGGCGCATGGGTGCAGGATGATACGGCCTGCCGCCCGGAGGCGCTGCAGGGCTTTATGTAAAGGAGCGTGATTTTTATGGGTAAGCTCATGGGGGCAAAAATCGGCTCTCTGCACACCTTGAATGACCTCGGCCTTTATCTGTTGGTGGGCAGCCCGCTCATCTCCAACGCAGAGCCGGACAAAAAGCTTGTGCAGGTGCCGGGCGGCGATTTCCTGCTCGACCTCACCCGGGCTGTGGACGGCAAAGTACACTACCTCCAGCGCACCATCCGGCTTGACCTCAAATGTAAGGCTCCGCCGGATGAGCGCCGCAAGGTGCAGAGCGCCCTCGAAAACGCCTTGCAGGGGCAGTGGCTGCGCTGCGTACTGGACGAAGACCCGGCCAACTTCTGGATGGGCCTGTGGATAGTGTCACCCCAGAGCAGAGACCGGCATACCGGCACATTTTCCATCACCGGCACCTGCAATCCCTACAAGTACAATGCCACCGCCTACGCGGGCGCAGACTGGCTGTGGGACGATTTTTATTTTGATGAAGACGTCATCTATGACGAGCCTACGGAGGTAAAGAGCCTGTGAACAAAACTTTCGAAGAAAACATCAACGACGTCCGCACGGCAAAGCGGGGCGTCGAGGTGCGGGAGGCTATGGCTGAGAGCCTTGAGTATGTGGAGGGCTTTGCCTCCACCGCCACCCAAAAGGCAGAAGAGGCCGCAGCCAGCGCCGGAGCTGCCGCCGCTGCCAAGGAAGCCGCCGCTGCCTCTGCCCGGACCGCAGAACAGCAGGCGGGCATTGCCACGCAGCGGGCCGAGACTGCCACACAGCAGGCCGAGGCCGCCGAAAGCTCCAAGGCTGCCGCTGCAGCGTCCGCCAAGCGGGCAGAGCAGTTTGCCAAGGAGACTGAGGGCCGCGTCACCACCGACCCCACCCTGACCGTCTCGGGCGCTCCCGCAGACGCCAAAGCCACCGGCGACCGCATCAAAGCCATCAAAATCGTGACCGACAAGACCCTCACCATCTCCGGCGCGGCGGCGGACGCTGCGGCCACCGGCGTGCGCATCAAACTGTTGGAGATGGTGCATGGCACAGACGTAAACGGCATCAGCTTTGTTTCGACCTTTGACACGCTTGACGGCGTAGAGCTGACGGGCGTGTGGAACAAGGCGGCAAGCCGGGTGGAGTTTTGAGAGAAAGGAGGATTTGAATGCAGATCAAAGACTTAGCCATCGGTGATGGCTTTGTATACCTGATGGAAGGCAGCACAAAAGTCAAGTTTTACGTGCTGACCCACAACTACGAGAGTGGCCTGAACGGCAAGGGACGGACGCTGTTTTGCCGGGAGAGTCCGGCGACGAGTGGAATCCGATGTCAAACAGGCAGCAGCTATAGTCTTGGATGGGGCACAATCGATTACGGTGGTACACGCGTAACCAATGCAATATACAAATACCTTACAGACACATATCCATCCGGTTTCACATCCACAGTAAAAAAATGGATCGCAACGACCCAATATAAGGCTTATTCTCCTCGTGATTATTACTCATCACCCTCGAATTTTAATTTAGGTACATTCAACACTGCCTTCTTCACTATTTCAGAAGCAGAAGCTGTGACCAGTGCTGTTCATTCGGATGGATCTTTGCTTTCAAAAGAAGCACGTACTCGACTCGAAAAGATATTTACTGCCTACGGAAATGGCATTTGGACAAGAACCCATAGCAATATTGATAGTGGCCATGAGGACGATGACGATGGAAGCAGGGATTATTACTATGCTAATGGCTTGTATCTTTCCGGAACAAGCGGCTCCGATTGGGGCGTTTTTTCAACCGGATATGCATATAACGCCTCTTACGGTTATCTGCCCTGTTTCACCCTGCCGGAGACGTTATACATCGACAAAGACGGCTTCCCGACTGTGAACCAGCCGCCGGAGATCACTTCCGATGTGGGTGAGAGCGGCGCGGCTCTTGGCGAGAAGAACGAGCCGTTTACTCTGTCCTACACCGTGACCGACGGCGACGGAGACCCCATGACCATCACCGAAAAGGTGAACGGCGTGGCGCTGGCCGTCCGCGAGAACGTGTCCACCGGCACCGAACTCACGGTACAGTGCCTGAGCGAGAAAGCCCTGTTCCAGCAGATTCTCAACGGGGAGAACACCCTGACTCTGGAAGCGGACGACGGAAAGACCTCGACAGACTGGACCGCTACCTTTACCAAAAATGTGACAAGCGCCGTCCTCTCGCTGGCCCAGCCCCTGACGGCGGACGACACCATTACGGTGGTTGCCATGACGTTGGAGGGCAGTTTCCCAGCAGATATGAGCTTAACTGTGGAGCTGACCAATAACGCACGGGACGATGCCCCCGTGTGGGAGAACTGCACCGACATCCAGCGCGGCGAGAGCCGGGCCTTTGCACACCACGCCTTTACCAACAAGACTGCCGCCAAGGGAGCGGCCTTTAACTACAAGGTGACGATCACCCGGGGCGAAAGCGGCGTCGGCGGCAATATCACCATGATCGGAGGTGTTATCGGATGAGTCTGCACAAAACAGAAAAGAGCTTGAAAGAGCTCCACCGGAAGCTGGCAGAGGAGCAGAAGCTCAGGGAGCTGCCCGGCCTCGTGGCGGAGATCGAGGACGCCATGTGTGAGCAGGATATGGAATCACAGGAGCGGATGGCGGCTGTCGAGGACTCGCTGTGCGAGCTGGATGCCGCCGTCAACAAGTAAGGAGGTACAGTATGGACAAAATCTGGGCGAACCGGCTCATCGCCGGTACCAAGACGTGGGCAGAGATGCCCGCACGCCGCCATGCCGGAGTCAAAGCGGAGCTGGCCAAGCGGGTGGCCGAGGACGAGATCACCGCAGAGCAGTACAAGGAGATCACGGGGGAAGGCTACAATGAGTAAACTGCTGGAGCTGCTGGAAAAGCTGGTGCGGGCCATCTTTGGCCCGGGGGACAAGCAGGACACCGGCGAACCTGAGCCTGCGCCCCAAGCCCCCAAGGCAGAGGCTGTCACTGGCTGGGAGGGCGACCCTCCCTACCGGTTCATCGACGTGAGCCGCTATCAGGGCCTCATCGACTGGGCGCAGGTGGCAGCGGCGGGCTACAAGGGGGCAATGCTCAAGACGGTGAGCACCAACCGCAAGCTCTCCAAGCGGGCAGACGGCCTGTACATCGACCCCACCTTTGAGACCAACTACCGCAACGCCCGGGCTGCCGGGCTGGACGTGGGCGTCTACTACTACACCTACGCCACCAGCGAGGCCATGGCCGATGCAGAGCTTGCCCTGCTGCGGCAGGCAGTGCGGGGCAAGGAGCTGACCCTGCCGGTGGCGGTGGACGTGGAGGAAAACAAGCTCAAGCAGCTGTCCACGCTTGACCTGTCCAACCTTACCGCTTACGCGCTGGAACAGGTGGAGAAGATGGGCTTTTACGCCCAGCTCTACACCTACACCGGTTACAAGTATGAGCTGGACATGGATCGGCTGTCCTCTCGGTGGGACGTCTGGCTGGCCGACTACACGGGCGAAACGCCCAACGTGACGTTTAACTACAACGCCCATCAGCACACCAGCAAGGGCAGCGTGCCGGGTATCACGGGCAACGTAGACCTCAACGTGACCACCCTCAACTACCCCCGTATCATCAGAAAGAAGGGTCTGACCCGTCTCCGGGAGGGCAAATGACCGAAAAAGAAGCTTTGCTGTGGGTGCTGGGCATCCTGGGCAGCCTGTGCGCTGCAGCCATCACCATCGACAAGGTGCTGGAAATCATCCACAAGTACATCAAAAAGGCGCAGGAGCCGGACAACGCGCAGAACAAGCGGCTGGATGAGCTGGACAAGCGCATCGGGACCTTGGAGCAGGGCCAGCTCCAGCACACGCAGGCCCTCGCCCGTGACCTGCGCCGCTTTGAAGAAATCGACGAGGTGAGCCGTCTGACCCTCGACGGGGTGCGCAATCTGCTGGATGCCCAACTCTCCGGCAACAACCGCGAGGGGATGCAAAAGAGCCGCACCGACATCGACAACTATCTGTTAAAAGGAGTGACCAATCATGGTAGCACTGGCAACTAAGCTTTTTGACCTTATCCCTGCCCCGGTGGCGGCAGTGCTGATGCTGGGCGGCTTTGTGTTTTACGCCCTGGGCTGCATCCGGCTGGGCTATGGCGCAGCGGTAAAGCCGCTGGTGCTGGACCTCATTGAGCGGGCAGAGCAGGAGATCCAAGGCACAAAGAGGGGCGCAGAGCGCAAGGCGTGGGTCGTCAAGATGCTCCGGGCCGCCCTGAGTACCAGCAAATACGGCAGGCTCATCAGCTGGGCCATCACTGATGAGACCATTGGCGCGGTCATCCAGTTTTTCTTTGACCGCGCAAAGGCGGCGCTGAAAAAGGAGTAAGGAGGAACGAAATGTATTATCTCAAAAATACAGAAATGAGCGAGCCTCGTTCCATTTATAAAGCCAAAGGAATGGGGCGCTTTTATCGCGGTACTTTTACCGGGCTTGATGGAAAGTATCAGGGCATGAAGGTATATACCTGCAAGTCTCTCAGGTACATCAAGAGCTTGCGTGAGCGTGTGCACGAATACTGCGAAGAATGGTTTGACGTGTACGATGAAAACGGCAAGGTTGAAATCTGAGCCGTAGAAAGGATTATACTATGGCAAGCACTACATGGAGCGATTTTGTTAAGGCCAACAAAATCGGGACATTAAGGCCCATTTTTGATAGAAAATTGCAAATTTTTGGTCTTAATACGGCAAAATGCGTATCTAAGCGCAACGCCGGACAGCTGCCGCAGCCTTTTTGGCTCGGTGCTGCCTGTGGCGGCGGCTCGTGTAGTGCTGCCCGCTGCGCTGCAAGGACTTGACCGGCAGCAGATGACCGCCGCCATCAAAAACGCACCGCTTGGGAGGGTAGACCGTAAGATAGCCTTACTGCGGTACGTTGAGCGGCTCCCGCTGCCGGACATTGCAGCACAGACACATTACAGCCGGACGGCGATAGGCTACCGGCTGAAAGGCATTGATAAAATTATTGGATAAACAAAACCCCCGGTGTTCCGCTTGGAACATCGGGGGTTTTTTTGCTTATTTGAGATATTCCCGCAGAGCCCGCAGGATGGGTTCTCCTGATGGATAGACCTCAAAGGTCTTGCCGCATATCACACACTTTTTTCTACGACTCACCCTTGCAAGTCGGCGATAGCAACACCGCAGGCGTTTGCGATTTTTTCGAGGGTGTTTACTCTCGGGACAGCCTTCCCGGATTCCGCATATTGGATGGTTGCAGTGGACAGCCCGGTCTTTTCTGCCAGCGCCCGGATAGTCAGCCCGGCGTTTTCCCGAGCGGCCTTGATTTTTACGGCAGACACGCCAAGCGTCTTGTAATCGGGAGAGTTATACCCAATTACGAACAGCCCCTGCTGTCCCATCGGCAACGCCTTGAGCGCGAAGCTGCTGTCAACATCCTCAAGGTCAACATCCTTAAGGACGTAGGAACAGGCATTGTCCAGCTCTGGGGTCATTTTATGGAGCTTGTGCGCCAGCATAATCTTCATCATCACGCTGCGCACCGGGAACCGTGCCGCATTGTCGAGGTCTGCCTGATTCACATGGTCAGGCGTGCAAGCTTCATCGAGCAGGCGGTAGAGCTTGCCGAGATTGCAGATGGTATTGTTTTCCATTTTGTCCTCCTAATTCACTTGTTCAGCATGTCCATCACGGCGTTGTAATGGCTTTCGTATTCCTCGGCAACGGCAAGCTCTTTTTTGACTTTTGCTTTCTGATAGGCCCGCTCTTCGCCGTAAATTTCGTTTTCGATCGCGTCGGGAATCTCGATGAATGCTTTCTGTTTTTTACCGTGAGCCACAACGAACACAACAAAGGCGTGGTGTACGTTCTCCGGCCAACGGCCGATCTGTTGCTTGTAGGCACCCGCCTTCATTTCCTGCCCATTCACCAGCAGGGAATTGATGGTGTACTTCCACTTATGGCAAGGGACCGTAACCTCGTTGCCGTCATTCCAGAGGGTTTCTTCGGTGATGACCTTTTTGTCAATGTCGAGTTCGATTTTTGTGCCGCGGGCGGTATTCCAAGAGTATTTCATTTTTTGCCCCTCCATCTGTGTTTCCGTTTGACACCATCATTATACCATAAAACTAATACAAGTGATACAGGCATAGTCACCAGACTTTGCCTTATTTTTTTTTTGTCTATTTTGTATCAGTTGTATCAGATTTAAGTGGAGCTCAACTGAGTATTTTTGTCCTTCGTTTGACGCTCGCTGCCTCTTGGCTCTCCTTAAAAAAGGTAAACTGAGCGCAAAGGGAGGGAAGCGCCATGTGGCACAAGTTTAACCCCAACCCCCACGGGAGCAGCGTCGGAGACTGTGCTGTGCGGGCGGTAGCAGCGGCCACCGGCCGGAGCTGGGAGCAAGCTTATATCGGCCTTGCGCTCACTGGTTACGCCCTCGGCGACATGCCTAGCGCCAACCGCACATGGGGCGCATACCTCCAAAAGCAGGGTTATAAGCGCCGCATGGTGGAAGCGGACTGCGCCACCTGTTACACCGTGGCAGATTTTGCCCGGGAGTACCCGCGCGGCGTGTATGTACTGGGCTGCTCCGGCCACGTTCTGGCCGTCATCGATGGCAAGTGGTGGGACAGCTGGGACAGCGGCGCGGAATGCCCGATCTATTACTGGTACAAGGAGGAAAACGATGCCGATCTATAACGGATACCCGCAAGTGTATTACCCGCAACAGCCGCAGGGACAGCTGGAACAGCTGAGGGCAGCGCAGTACCAGACCCAGCCCGTCATGATGCAGACAATGCAGGGGCAGGCCGCACCGACTGACAGCGGCTTTATTTGGGTGCAGGGCGAAGCAGCAGCCCGTGGCTATCTGGTCGCCAACGGGAGCCGGGTGCTTTTGCTGGATGCTGATTCCGATACCTTCTACATCAAAGAGGTGGGGCAGGACGGCAGGCCGTTCCCGCTCCGCATCTACGATTACAAAGAGCGCACCGGAGGCCCCAAAGCGTCGATTGCGGCCGCGCAAGCCGCAAGCGGGGAGTATGTCACCCGCAAGGAGTTCGACGCGCTGGCGGCAAAGCTGGCGGCGCTGGAAAAGCAAGAAGCACCCGAGCCGGAAAAGGAGAGCTAAACGATGAGCAGCAGCTTGTATAACTCGATGGGCCGACAGACCCAGAACCCCATTGGTGGGCAGTTTCAGCAATTTATGGGCCAGATGCAGGGGAAAAACCCGCAGGAGATGATAAACCAGATGCTCACCTCCGGCCAGCTCTCACAGCAGCAGCTCAACGCTATTCAGCAGCGGGCGCAGCAGATCGCGCCGATGCTCAACAGCATGAAAAATATGTTTGGATTCTGAAATGCGGCCGCATTTAGAATAAATCTCAAAATCTAACGTAAAGGAGTAAAACTATGTCTCTTTCTTCTGATAGCACGGTTCTGACCATGCCGGTACAGCCCGCAAACGGTTACAGCAACGGCTTCAACGGCTGGGGCGGCGACTGGATGGGCTGGATCGTCCTCTTCCTGATTTTCGGCATGTTCGGCTGGGGCGGCATGGGCGGCTTTGGCTGGGGCGGCGGCATGGGCATAGGCGGCGCTTCGCCTTATATGACCAGTGCTGTCACACAGGCAGACCTGCAGCGTGGCTTCGACAACCAGAGCGTCATGAACAAGCTGAACGGACTGGAAAGCGGCCTGTGCGACGGCTTCTATGCCATGAACACCGGGATGCTTCAGGGCTTCAACGGCGTGCAGCAGGGCCTGAACGGCGTCACCAACGCCATGCAGCAGGGCTTCAACAGCACCAACGTTGCGCTGATGCAGGGGCAGAATGCTCTGGCTACACAGCTGGCAGACTGCTGCTGCAAGACCCAGACCGCGATCCAGGGGGTCAACTACAATCTGGCCACTCAGGAGTGCGACACCCGGAACCAGATGCAGCAGGGCTTCTGCGCAACGCAGAACACCATGAACAACAACACCCGGGACATCATCGAGAATCAGAACAGCAACACCCGCGCGGTGCTCGACTTCTTGACCAATGATAAGATCGCCACCCTGCAGAGCGAGAACAACGAGCTGCGCCGGGCTGCTTCTCAGGATCGCCAGAGCGCGCTCCTGACCACCGCGATGAACGCGCAGACCAACCAGATCATCGGAACGCTTCAGCAGAAGGTTCCCGTGCCTGCCTATCAGGTGCCCAACCCCAACGCCATTTACTATGGCTGTGGGACCGGCTGCGGCAACTGCGCATAACCAAATCACGGCAACTTTTTGAGTGGTTGTTTCCAAAATGGAAATGCCCACATCAAAATGTTCAGCCCCTGAGCTGATTTTGCAAACCAAAACGCCGGGGCAGTAGTCCCGGCGTTTTTATTATGAAAGGAGCATTTAAATGACCGTAGCAGAGCTGAAACAGCAGTTTGTAGATTATCTGTACAGCATGGATAAGAGCAAAATGAGCATGATGGAATTGAACACCTATGTTTTCATTTTGAAAACCCTGCTTGATACGGAAAAAGCAGATCCATCCAATTCTTGGATGGATCTCTTAAAAACCGTTTATGCAGTAAATGCGCCTGTTTGTGCAGAAAAGGAGGTTTCGGATAATGGCTGAATTTAGCAACTCTAACACCGTCAGTGTGGCAGCGGGCCAGAACCTCCCCCTGACCGAGACCGCCGCGAAAGCCCCCGCCTGCATCATGCACCGTGAGGGTAGCGGCCTTGTGACCCTGCGGGGTCTGACCAATCAGTGCAAAGCGCGCTTCAAGGTAAGCTTTGGCGGCAATATCGCCATTCCCACCGGCGGCACTGTGGGACCCATTTCCGTGGCGCTGGCTGTCGGCGGTGAGTCGCTGACCAGTGCGACAGCCATTGTCACCCCGGCGGCAGTCGAAAATTATTTCAACATTTTCGTGGCCGCTTTCATCGAGGTGCCGCGCGGCTGCTGCGTGACCGTGGCGCTCAAAAACACCAGCACCCAGGCTGTCAGCATCGCCAACAGCAATCTGATCGTTGAACGGGTAGCGTAAGAAAGGAGATAAAATCATGCTGGATAAACTGAATCACCTGAAGGATGAGATGTGCGACGAGCTCATGGAGCTGACCGACAAGAAGAACCGATCCCCGGGCGATGTTGAGATGATCGGCGAGATCGTGGACATCATTCTGGACATCCACCGCATCGAGGATTACTGCGAGGGCGGCGAGTACAGCCGTACAGGCGAGCGGGAAGCCGATATGCGCGGGACTTTCGGCCGCGATGCCGGAAACGGTTACAACCGGGGCAACAGCTACGCCAACCGAGGCCGTCACTATGTTCGTGGGCATTACTCCCGCACGGATGGCCGTGAGCGCATGATCTCTGACATTGAGGACATGATGCAGGACGCCACCGGCGCAGAGCGAGACGCTTACAAACGCGCGGCAGACATTCTGCGCAACGCATAAGGGAGGAGGGCGGCAAGTATGGACATCGACGAGATCAACACCCATATCCACAAGCTGAAATGTGGATCCACTGACTGGCAGAGTGTGGAAAAGCTTGCCGCCCTCTGCACTGTGAGAAACGAGCTGGAAGAAAAGCAGGCGCCGACAGAAATGCAGACTCAAGCGCTGCCTCCCACATCGTACCCGGCGGCATACTCCACAAAAGCAAATCCGCAAAGCGAGTTCGTGGAAGCGGCCAGCGCCGCGCCCTTTGGCGGCTTGATGGAAGTGCTTGATGAGCACATGAGCGCCATAAAGCTTGCATACCCGAAAGAGTATGAGCTGGTCATGCGGAAGATAACCGCATTGTAAAACGACACAAAATGTGCTATTTTTACATACAGCTAAACCTCGAAAAACTGAATTTTTGAGTTTGATAAGCTAACATAAGACTAACAAACTTTGAATTTTTATCGATAAATTGTAAAATAAAACTGATTTGTAATCAGTGGGTTGCAGGTTCAACTCCTGTCACCAGCTCCAAAAATAAACGCACGAACGATGAAAACAAATCGTCTGTGCGTTTTCCTTTTTGCTTGAAATGCCTTAAAATCTCCTGAATGAACGTGACAATCTAACAAACAATCTAACAAATCAATACTTCATCTTTTGCATTTCCTGCAACAGATAAGCCGGGTCATTGTGGGAGACGTACTTGTTTGCTGTGGTGGAGAAATTTTTGTGACCCAAGATGGCCTGCACGGCGGTCTTTTCCAGGCCGCACTCCACCATCTTGCTGCTGGCCGTGTGGCGCAGGGTATGCGGATGCACCCCCTCTATGTGGCACTCCTGCATCAAAGCCCGAAACCTTGTAGCCACGTTGCGCTTGTCCAGCTTTGTACCGGCTTTGGACGGTATCAGCCACTCACAGCCGCTGTCAAGCATCCAAAAGGCAACGATTTTGTAAATGGGGTCCAAAATAGGGATAATGCGGTTTTTGCCCGCCTCGGTCTTTTCGCCGCCCTGCATATACCGCTCTTTTAGATGCACATCGTCGCAGCGCATGGAGAGCAGCTCATCGATACGCATACCGGTGTAGAGTAGCACCATTGCGATTTGTGCTGTCTGCCCAAGCTTCGGGTCATCTTGCCGGCTGCTGATCTGCTCGATCTCCTGAGCGGTCAAGGTGCGCTCTGCCTTGCCTGTAGCCGCTGGGAGCTGCAAGAGCATGGCATAGTTTTTGTTTATGATGTCCTGAGCCATTGCCCACTCGCAGATCTGACTGAAAAGCGTGCGCTGCTTTTCGCAGGAGCTGCGGGAGAGGCCCTTTTCCACCATCCGGTCAATCACCTGTTGATAGTCTGCGGCTTTTAAGTCTCGGAGCTGTCGGTCATACAACGGCGAAGCCTTTGCATAGGCCAGCTCATAACCCTTTTTCATGTCAGTGCCGAGTTTGTCAAATTTGGGCTGCGCTTTCCATTGGGCGTAGGCATCCGCAAAAGTACATTTCAGACGCGCTGCGGGGGTGTTTTGGACGTTGTAAGCGTCCAGTGCTTGTACCGCTTCGCCCGGAGTCGCAAACGTCCCCAGAACGTCTCGCTTGGCTGTCAGGGCCACATACGGCTTTGACCTCGTCCCGCTCAACTTATATACACTGCCGCTGCCCTTTGGGCGGCGGCGCTTTTTTCTTTGCTGCGGGGCGGCTTCTGGCTGCTTCTTGCCGCAGTAGGGGCAAAAAGATGCATCATCCGGTATTTCCCGACGGCAGCAGGCGCGAATGCACTTCAAAGCTCTTCACCTCGCTTTGCGGTATAGTCGGCCTCGCCGCTCTTCGCGGCCTCTTTTCCCGCCTGGTATGCCGACTGCAGCAAACTCACCGGAGGCTGGACTTCCCACGGAATTGGGTCTGTCCCTGTAACCACGGCGAACCCGTAGTTGTCCAGTATTTGGCCGCAGACGGATACCTTGTTCTGCAAGGGAGTATGCAGGTTTGCGCACACCTCAGCAAACACCGCTGGTGGATAGCTGCCATGTCGGCCCAAAAGGATAAACAGCACCATCTCTTTTACAATTCGTGGCGCTGTGCGAAAGTATTCTGTAAGCGCCTCATCCAGCTCTTCGTCTGATTTGCGCTGTATGGGCTCTTTGTAAAGCTCTGGGTGCAGCATTTCTTGCATGGCGGGGAGCGGAGAAGCCCCGCAAGCCTCGAACCAGTCCATTATTTTGTCAGCCGGTGGGCTGGACGCCCCGCACTCCCAGCTCTGGATCGTAGCCTTTCCCTTGTTGATACGGCGGGCCATGTCGACTTGGCTCAAGCCTGCCGCGACTCTGGCCCGCGCCAGTGCGACACCAAGCTTTTCCGCAGTAAAGTAGCTCATCAATTATAACCTCACAAATTTCCATGCAATAAAAGCAAAAAGTGACATGGGGAAAACCCATGCCACTCGACAGAGCAGATGTCCTTCAAGTTTTCCCATAAAATGGTAAAATCTAAAACAAGTTGGACGAATTAAACAAAAACAGAGGTGAAACAAAATGGATTTTGAGCAAAGAAGCGGTAAAGAAACCGAAATGACCATCATTGACGGGATGCCCGCCACCGTTTTGACGGGTACCGCGCACACACCTGAACCTTGGGAGGACTAAAGATGGACAAGATGAAGCTGTTTTGCACCCAAATCCGCGCCGCGCTGGCCTGCTATGAGGATATGCCACCCGAGGGACAGGCCCGGGCTCGACTTTTCGTGATCCGCAAGGCCGGGGACATCCGGCAGCTCAAGGCCGCAGCAGACGCACCCGGCGGGGAGCTTGCTGCTGAACTGTTGCAAAAATTGCAACAACCTTGCAACCACGGATAACAACGCGCATATTTTGCGCGGATTCTGCGTAAAACGCGCGTACTTAGCAAAAAGTCAGCGTAAATTTCAGCGATTCAGCGCAAATGCTAAATTTTTCGCGCATTTTTGAGCGATTAAACGCGCTTGACGCGATACAATCAACGGTTGTATAATGCGGTTGTGAAAAAAGTTTACTGTTTCTTGCGATATATAACTTCAAGGCCGTAATCCGGATGATAAGACCAAGAGACCGTTACCTTGTCAAACTCTTCCAGTTGACGCCCATCGATGGCGCGAGTCTTCAACATTTCTTGATAAATCCAGTCCGGAAGGCCAAAAAACTTATTGAACTTCTGGATTTCATTGAGTGCACTATCTTGAGACAGAGACCCGCCAGAGATGTTTGACGGATTTGTGTCTATCATGAGGTAAGACTCGTCATCGGCCAGCGTGACGGTCGTGTTTGTATAAAGATCGCTGAACAACTTGAAATTTGGTTCAACATTGTGGCTGTAGATGACCGCCCACAGGCAATCCTGAATCGAAGTATACTCTTTTTCTCCGTCAGATTTTTCCGCAACTCTTTCGGTGATCCAGATGATTGGCGTTCCATCATCAGCTGGAATCTGGACTTCACCTTTAAGTGTAATGGCCTGATTCTCGAAAATTTCTCTGCAATATTCATACACGCCGTTTCTGACGGCGGCATACCATCGCTGCCCATCGTCAGAAACCACAGAAAAGCACTTAAAATCCCACTTGTTGCCTTTGTATGTGTCAAGGTATGTATAGTAGTAGTTGAAATCCGGGATTCCTGAGAACTCAATGTACGAGCCTTTTTTATATTGAGTCTCCGCCGCAAAGGCTGTCGTGGCAAAAGGGATGGACAACGCCGCAGCCAGCCCCAATGCAAGAAATGTTCTTCTTTTCATGATTACACCTCGTCGTTTGATTTTTTGATAATGCTTTTCATTTTGTCAAAACGCAAAATCACATCACCCATCATAGAGTTTGTAATTCGCTCATTTGAGAAAGAATCTTTCCACTTTTGGATGGATTTTTCTTTTCCCTTTTGAGTTTTCAAGCTTAAAAGCTTTTCTAACTGCTTGATATAAGAATTTTCGACAACAACCTCAAAAAGGTCAGAGAGAGAAAACTTCATCATGCTATAAAGCTCGGCAGGGCTAAAGTCAAATTTGAACCCCATCCGCTCGTACTTTTTGAGTTCATCGAGCGTATCAAGAATCATATCATATCTTGAAAACAGAACATCAATGTCGGAAGTTCTTTCTATCACCAAAAAAGAGTCTAAAACCTTCCGTATCCGTTCTGGTATTGTTTCTTCTGGGAAATCGACAAACTCTTCTCCGGTATCAGGGTTAATCAAAACAACGGGCTCTGGTGATTCGCTCCACTTGGCGTTCGGACGTACAAAATGCAATGGCTCTTGGGCTTCAGGATTATCTTTTTTCTTGAAGACCGCATTGATAACCCGCGTGATATTTTTTCGAAATCCAACATTCCATATCACGGGAAACACCTCACACATAACAATTATATAAGGAGGACAAAACAAAATGCAGGACACATCTTTCAGCCCGGACGAAATCAGAAAAATCATCGAAAAGCTTAAGAGTGACCCTGCATTCCGTCAGAAAGTCCTCGATATTCTAAACAGCTAAATCACAACAACGCCCGGATCGCATTCTTTTTTGCGTCCGATGCGGCCATGATTTTTCTTACAAGCTCAGCATCTTCTGGGGACAGCCCACTCAGGCTTACCGTCTCCAGGGTGCTGGGCTTTTCTTTTTGCTCTTCGCCGGTCAACTCTTCGACCGTGACACCTAGCGCATTGGCTACTGGCGCTAGCATTTCATCTGGGAAGTCACGCCCACTTACTAGCATTTGCGAAATATAGCCACGGCTTTTTCCGACCTCTCTGCATACAAAAGAAACATTGATTCCTTTTTCAGTAGCGATTTTTTTAGCCCTCTCCACATTTCGCATAAAAAAGACCTCGCTATTTTGTAAAAATAGCCAAATGTTCACCAAATTGCAAATTGGCTATTGCAAAATAGCCACTTGGCTAGTATAATACTAAGCACAGGGTAAACAAAACCAAAGCCCCTGACAATATTATATCGGGCAGACGCTAGATTTTATTCACTTTGTACCTCGCAACTACATAGTAGCATATTTTCTAGTGATTTTCAAGCCCGGAAAGGAGAATTGCTAGTGAATGTTTCAAAAATCGACCAGTTTTGCAAGTTGCACGGACTGAGCCGCACCGATCTGGAGGCGGCGGCAGGCCTGAGCAACGGCGCAATCGGAAAGTGGGAGCGCTCGATTTACGGCCCCAGTATCTCGCAGCTGCTCAAGCTCGCAAAGTATTTCAAGGTCACACTGAACGAGCTTGTGGTCTACGATGAGGAAGGAAAAGGAAAGCAGAATACAAGTGCCTGATTTTGAAACCTTTTTGCTTGTGCTTGCATCGATTGCGCTCATTGTCGTTGCTTTTGGCTTTTCATGGGCGATTATATCTGGTTTTTGGTGGCTCATTTGTCACCTTGTCGGATGGCAGTTCACTTTCGGCGTATCAACGGCGATCTGGATCGTCGCAATGCTGCTGAAGTGGGCAACGAGCCGCAAGTGACAAAGGAGGCCAAAGCATGAGCCAAAACAAAAAAGCCCAGCCGGAAGCCCGACTGGGACGCAAACACGATTACGATTATCTGCATTTTGATAACCGTGCTTAATGTGTCACTTGTGGTATTCCAAATATTATGGTGGCTGCTAAGGAATGGAGGATAGATATGACCAAAGAAGCCCTGGATAAAAACGAAGAACTTCTCAGCAAGCAGTTGGAGCTGCTTTCTGAGAAGTCCCCGAATGCTGATTTGGACACCCTAGTAAAACTTACGGATGCAATGTGCAAGGTTTACAGGACGCTCACTGATGCTCCTTAAAGTATCCAGAATCATGCTTTTCCCTGTAGTCCTTTCGGATTTCATACAGTGCTTCCCAATACATGGTATGAATTTCTGCAGGAGTCTTCCCGCTCAAATCCTGATGCTGAACGTAGGCCAAGGCGAGAGCTTCAGAAAGAGAACTCGGAAAAGTTTTGAAATCACTCATTTTGTCACCCCCTTTCCCTGCCTATTATAACAGGCACCGGGGTGGACGACAAGAAAGGACAAAATATGGCAAACATTCAAATTTTCACAAGCCCCGAGTTTGGGGACATCCGCACGGTAGACCAGAACGGCGAGCCGTGGTTCGTGGGCAAGGACGTGGCGGCGGCGCTGGGATACGGCGAAGGCAAGTCCCTCGCAAACGCCGTTTCAAACCACGTTGACGAGCAGGACAAAGGGGTCACCGAATTGATGACCCCCGGCGGCAACCAGAGAATGGTCATTATCAACGAGTCCGGCCTGTACAGCCTGATTTTTGGCAGCAAACTGGAAGGGGCCGTGCGGTTCAAGCGCTGGGTAACAAGCGAAGTATTACCCGCCCTGCGCAAGACGGGCAGCTACATGATGCCCAAGCTCAGCAAGGAGATGCAGGCGCTGTTTATGTTGGACACCCGCACCCAGCGGCAGGAAGAACGGCTCACCGCGTTGGAAAATACCATGACGGTGGATTACAACCAGCAGCGTGTGCTGCGCAAGGCCATCAGCCGGGCCGTCATTGGGGCGCTGGGCGGCGAGGACACCCCGGCTTACATTGACAACCACGTGCGCAGCAAGGTGTACAGCGAGTGCAACCACGATGTGCAGGACTGGTTCCGGGTGAACAGCGTGGGCAACATCCCCCGCAAGCGCTTTGACGAGGCGGTGGAGTACATCCAGCGCTGGAAGCCCAGCACCAACACTGTGATGCTGATCCAGCAGACCAACGGCCAGACCAGCTTGTTTGCCGCAGCCGCTGCCCAGAAGAACACCACCACCGCCGGGAAGTTTGTCAAGGAGGCATAAGCATGAAAAAAGTTATTGTAGGCGTAAGCAGGTTATTGACATGACCTATGAATACAGTTGGGCACAGCTGAAAATGCCTGATGGAACGATTGTCGAGGGGAAATTGAACAGTTGGGACGATTACGAGGGCGACCAGCTTCAGGTTGTGATTGACGGTGTGACCTATCTGGTTCATTCGTCCAACATTGTTATGCGTCATTGATGCAAGGAGGATCTTTATGAAAACCACGATGCGCGATAAGGTTTGCCAGCTGATTGGCAAGTATCAGTATCTCGAAGACTATTACAAAACGAAAGCAACCATTAACACACGAAAGAGCTTTCTCGACGGCGGCTTTATCATCCGGCTTGCAGAGCCTGCGCAGGCAGATATGTGCGGCCAGTTCTTGGCCGATTTGAACAAGCTGCTGGAAGAGGACGAAGCTGCTGCAACCCAGGAAGACCCCCGCAAGACCGCCTCGGCTGGCAAGTGGACTGATACGAAGGCAAAGGGGGTGCGGAACGATGGGTAAAGCACTGGCGATCATCATCGCGTTTGCCGCCCTTCTGGGCATCTCGTGGGGCGTTACCTGCGCCGCCGTGTGGGCCATCTGCACATTGATGCACTGGACGTTCACCTGGGCCGCCGGAACGGCGGCGTGGATCGCGCTCCTGCTTCTTTGGCGGCTCTAAGAAGTGAGGCGCTGACCATGCCTGCACAGAAGAAACACACCAATAAAGGAAGGTTATGAGCATGAGTGAAAAGATCATCGCCTACAAGGCCATGGACAAAAATATGCAGTGCCGTGGCAAGCAGTATGAGGTGGGCAAGACCTACCACGAGGACAAGGCGGACTGCTGCCATGCCGGAATGCACGCCTGCGAGAACCCTCTGGATGTGCTGCACCACTACCCGTTGAGGGATAGCCCGCGCTTTTTTGAGGTCGAGTGCGGCGGGAGCGTGGATAAAAGCGGAGAGGACAGCAAACTGGCCTGCACTGAGCTGACGGTGAAAGGTGAGATGAATTTTGCAGGGCTGGTAAAAGCTACGGTGAATGCCGTTTTTAATCGGGTGAAGGGCAAAGAACCTTTTTCCAGCGGACGTTACAGCACGGCAGGTTCCAGTGGCTGTTCCAGCACGGCAGGTTCCAGCGGACGTTACAGCACGGCGGGTTCTAGTGGCTGTTCCAGCACGGCAGGTTCCAGCGGACGTTGCAGCACGGCAGGTTCCAGCGGACGTTACAGCACGGCGGGTTCTAGTGGCTGTTCCAGCACGGCAGGTTCCAGCGGACGTTGCAGCACGGCAGGTTCCAGCGGACGTTACAGCACGGCGGGTTCTAGTGGCTGTTCC